GGTCCTAATTAACTTATTCGCTTGAAGGAGGAATAAAATGGTAACAACATTTGCATGGGACCTTTTTAAGGACCCATTTTTTATTGGGTTTGATAGAGCCCTAGATACATGGAATCATGTACAAACAGTATCTGGGTCTACAAATTACCCACCATATAACGTAATCAAGGTAGACGAAGACAACTTTGTTGTCGAGTTAGCTGTTGCTGGATTTTCTAAATCAGATATTGAAATTTCAACAGCAGATGGCAAACTCATTGTAAAGGGAGAAACAGAAGCGGAGAATAACGATTCGAAGTTTATTCACCGTGGTATTGCTGCTCGTAAATTTACTCGTGAGTGGGCACTTGGCGAACATATGGAAGTCAAGACGGCTGAACTTAAGGATGGAATGCTAAAGATTGATATTGAACGCATTCTTCCAGAAGAAAAGAAGCCAAAGACTATCAAAATCAAATAAGGTATAATAGTAGTCTGCACCCCGTCACTGGGGAGTCGCAGACTATTCGGGTCGCTACCCGAAGGATACACCTGAGCATGTGTATAAACTGCTCCTTAATTTTAAGGAGAGTGAAGTAATGCCCATTTATGAATACAAATGTGAGTGTTCACCAGAAAAAATTGTATCAAAAGAAAGATCAATAACATCTATTGAGCCTAACTATATTTGTACAAGTTGTGGTAAAAGACTACAAAGACATTACGGATCTTTTGGAATACAGTTTAAGGGCAATGGCTTTTATAAGACTGATAATCCTAAATAGGGTATACTATAGGTAGGGAATCCCCCAACATTAGGAGTAAACATGCTACGCACACGGAATTTAACTTTAACATCAACAGCTCAAGAGCTAACAATTGACGACTCTATTGATACCGCAAATACTATATCAGTACAAAACACAGATGCTTCCGCCCCAATTTATATCGGTAACGCATCAGTTACATCATCTAACTACGGAATTAAATTAGCGGCTGGACAAATTTGGAGTGCCGATTTAGCACCTAACGATCAGATTTATGCAGTTGGAACATCAACAGTAGCAGTATTAATTTTGGAGCGCTAATATGCCATTTACATTTACATCAACACCTGGCGTAACCTTTCCAGGAAACTCCTCTCAATTTTTAATGGGTGATGGATCACTCAGTTCTTCAGGAGGATCTGGCCCAGCAGGACAAGATGGCCAGTACCCAAACTACTTAGGAGAATACAACAACGGTGCTTCATATCCAATCGGCGGAATTGTAAGTATTCCAGTTGGAAGCCCTTATGGAAATCCAGGACAACTATTTATAAGATCTACTAATCCAGGAAATCCAGGCTATCCACCAGGAACCCCATCTTGGACAGAGTATACAAATGGACTTGTAGTTGCAGGTCTTCCCGCATACTTGCCATTAAAATCATTTCAAGAAGCAAGCAATTATAACCTTGACTACGGATACTTTAATCACGCTACAATGGGAGCATCAATTGGAATTGCAAGAACTCCACAAGTAGATGCCTACATGAATTACGCTGTAACAGCAGGTGTGCCACAGTCTTGGAAATTTAAATCTTTTGGAGAGCATGCAAGCTTTACACTAACACTAGGTGTCCCTTATCCAAACGTTGCTGTAGATAAAGAAGTTTGGTGTTTAAATTATACTGAAACTGCTTACAATGCCATTGCATCTGGTCTTACCAATAACAATGAGTATGGTTTGTTTTTAACTAAGACTGGCGCATTATCTTAAACTAAATTCTGCTATAATTACTAAGTAAACAAATAGTTTGTTTAGGAGTTATAATTGACTAGGAATAAAGTATGGAGATTATCATTAGCCGCAATTCTAGGGTTCAGTTGGCTATTTCTTACACCTGCCTATAGTGATGATCCACTAAGTTTAGCCGCCCAAGAGATACAAGAATTAAACGAAAAAGTTGGCAATCTAACAGAAGAGGCTGAAACTCAAGCCCTTATAGATATAGCAGAAGATAAATATAGTGCGGCAGTAGCAGCAAAAGCTGCTAGAGATGCTGCATACACCTCATATAATTTAGCAGTAGAGGCGGAAGCAACAGCATTATCAGAAAAGAATTCAGCTCAATCAGCAGTAGATGGACAAACTGTTACGGTTGCTACAGCATTAACTCAAAAGAATGATGCTAAAGATGCTCTTGATATTTCATTAATTAATCTAAATACTGCAAACAGTAACCTTCAATCAGCACAGTCGGTAATTCAAAGTGCTGGCGGAGAAGGACTTAATTATACTGTTTATCATTTGGCAAGGGTTTGGCCTAGTGTAGCAGTGCCAGATAGCTTTATTTGTTCTGGAACATGGAATTCAAACTCAATGCAGCTACCAGTTTGTGGATATTATGAAAATATTGTTGTTAAATTTACTGGAAAGATTACAGTTCCTTCAGACTGGGACTCAGTATATTTTGCAGGATACACAGATGATGGATTTAGGATGTATGTAGATGGGAACCTTGCAGTTAATAACTGGGTTGAGCAAGGCGTTAGATGGAGTGCATACTCTCCAGTGTATGATGTTAGTCAAGATAAAACTTTAGATGTAGAGATATGGTGGTATAACGGCGGTGGTCCAGGATCGTATCATCTTGGATGGTCAATTCCAGGTGGATGGACTGGGGCAGGTTGCGCTTATACTGGTGGTTGGGGAGTAGGATTTAGTTGTAACTTGAATACATTTTCTTCTGGCCCTGGAGCTACACAGGCACAAATTGATGCATATAATGCTGCGGTAACAGCAAAGACGGCGGCACAGTTAGATTACAATATTAAATCAACACTATATAATACTAAATTGACTGCATATACTCAAGCTAATAATACATTAACAACATATAATCAAACTTTAACAACTAAGTCTACTGCATATGATAACGCAGTTATAAATACATCAAATAAAGTAACTGCAAAAAATAATGCACAGTCTACATATGATCAATCTATTATTAACTTAAACAATGCAATTGAAGACGCTTGGGATTTATATAATGAGACTTATTTATTTGAAGAGCAACAAAGAGTTGCTGCCGCCATTGCTGCGGCTATGGCAAATCAACCACAACCAACACCAGATGCAACAGTTGATCCTACTCCTGAACCTTCTCCTGAGCCATCGCCTGAGCAAACTCAACCAGACGATCCCACTCCAGAGCCAACCCCTGAAACCACAGATGAGGCGACACCAGAGCCTGAGATTTCTCCAGAGCCAGAACAAGAGCCTTCACCTCAGCCAACGGATATAGATCAAGAGACAACTCCTGAACCAGAGCCAACTCCTGCTGAACCTTCTGAAGAATCATCACGACCTAATGTTATCACAGAAGAGACTGCAAACCTAATTGCAGATTTAACAAGCAAAGACACATTAACTAAATTAAGTCCAGAACAAAAAGCGGCGGTAGCACAAGGTCTTGGAATTAGATCGTCTGAATTATTAAAGGTGGTAGCGCTTGCCGCATCAGATAAATCTATTGCACAAGCACTTGAAGAATTTGGAGATAGAATAAAAGAAAATTCATCAGCCCCTATGCCATACACCCTTGCAGATGCAACAACTGAAGTTGCAACAGAAGCATTTTTATCTGATCCAATAGGAGCAATTTCAGATATTGATTTTGAAAAATTATTTAGCCCATCAGAATGGGGTAAAGATATGACTGATGACCAAAGAGAAAAGGCTCAGGAAGTAGTAGTACCTGTAATTATTGCAGGAAATATTGTGGCAGCAGCCATGACAAGGAGGATATAATGAAAATAATCAAAGGATTCTTTAATTGGATATGGGAAGCCGTAAAAGAAAGCATAGCCCAGCTATGGACCCTATTAGGCTTTTTTATAGCATGGCTAACCCTTACTGGAACAGCTCAGGACGTAGTGGGCATAGCAACAGTAGCAGTAACTGCTATTTGGCTAATTACCATACCCCTCAGAAAAGACGAAGAATAAGGTATAATAGGAGTATGAAAAGAATAATTTCTATTGCTTTGTCAGGGCTATTAATGCTATCATTAACTAGCTGTGGCTTTCAGGGTTCATATAGATATCCATGTCAAGACCCTGCTAATTGGGAGAAGGCAGAATGCAATCCACCAATTTGTGAAGCATCTGGCACATGCACTAAAGATGTAATTGGTAAAGCATCAACTACTACTACTGAAACAGGTACAACAAATGGCTAAAGAAAGATTAAGTCCACAAGATCTGGACGCTAGATTAAAATTTATTTTGGGAATCACGCTTGGTTCCATTCTATTCCTTACTTCGGTAGGAATTTTATACGGACTATTGTTTGTAACTCAACCAATTGGCGGACAATCAGAAAACGATAAGATGTTCTTTAACGTACTTGGTTCAGTTGCAACATTTATTACAGGAACACTTGCTGGATTACTAATTGGTCAGTCAGGTGCTAAAGATATTATGAAAGCACAACTCGATAATAAAGAGATGGATGCTAAAAATACACAAG